GGCTGCTTTTGCAAGCGCGCTGCGCGTTTCTGGTGTGCCTCGGGGCGTCAGGCTTTTGATGGTCTTGGGCGTTATTCTGCGGCGTTTTGATTAATTTGCCTTTGGGCTTGCTCTAGGGGGAAAACCGCCAGAGGAAAACGACCGCCTGTATGGCGATGCTCGCTTAAATTGATGAAACTTAGCGAGGCGGATTGATGGCTTTCCTACATGGTGTTGAAATTCTTGAGGTTGATACCGGGGCGCGTCCGATCCGGACGGTTCGCTCTGGTGTTATTGGGATTGTGGGGACCGCGCCTGATGCGGATGCCGCTGCTTTCCCACTAAACACTCCGGTTCTGATCGCTGGCAATCGGCTTGAGGCCGCAAAGCTGGACACTATCGGCACCGGGGCTGGCTCTCTGCCATCGGCTCTCGACGGTATCTTTGATCAGATCGGCGCGGTTGTTATCGTGGTCCGGGTCGATGAGGGTATCGATGAGACTGCGTCGCTTGCTAATATCATCGGCGGCGTTGATGCCGGGACGGGCGCTTATGAAGGCGTCCATGCTCTTGCGGCCGCAGAGTCGGTTGTCGGCTTTTCGCCTCGCATCCTTTGCGCGCCGGGTTGGACGCACCAGCGACCGACCGATCTTGCAAACCCGGTGATCGCGGAGTTGGAGGGTATCGCCTCTCGCCTTCGTGCGGTGATCGTTGCTGATGGTCCAAACACGATAGATGCGGCGGCTCAAATCCACGCGGCTGATTGGGGCACGTCTGGTCGGGTCTATGTGGTCGATCCTTGGGTCAAAGTCTTGGACGGCGCAGGCGCTGTCGTCGATCAGCCGAGTTCGGCTCGGGTCGCTGGCGTGATCGCACGTACCGATAATGACCGGGGCTTCTGGTTCTCTCCCTCGAATAAGGGAATTTCCGGGATCATTGGCACGTCGCGTCCTGTCGATTTCAAGCTTGGCGACACGGCATCGCGCGCAAATCTGTTGAACGAGAATAACGTTGCAACGATCATCCGGCAGGACGGGTTCCGGCTCTGGGGAAACCGGGTGCCGACCGCTGATCCGAAATGGCAGTTTATCTCGGTCCGCCGGACTGCGGATATTCTCCACGAAAGCCTGCAGCGCACTCATATGTGGGCGGTCGACCGGAATATCACCAAGACCTATCTCGAGGACGTGGCTGACGGGGTGAATGGCTACATTGCCTCTTTGGTCGAGCTGGGCGCTTTGCTGGGCGGTCGCTGTTTCCCTGATCCTGACCTGAACACACCGGCTTCGATCAGCGAGGGGAAAGTCTACTTTAATCTGGAGTTCACACCGCCCTATCCTGCGGAGCATATCACGTTCCGCTCGCATCTTGTGGACACCTATATCTCGGAGGCACTTAGCTAATGGCTGCTCGTGACATTCTACGCAATTTCAACTTGTTCGTGGACGGGCGTGGTTACGCTGGTAACGTCAGCGAATATTCACCGCCCACTTTGGCGGTTCAAACCGAGGACTTCCGGGCCGGTGGCATGGACGCTCCTATCGCGCTTGATATGGGGATGGAGGCGCTCGAGGCGTCTTTTGTCCTGTCGGCCTACGATTTTGATGTGCTGCAGTTGTTCGGCATCATCGCTGGCGAAAACGTCACATTCACCGCGCGTGGCGCGGTCGAAAGTTACGACGGCACGGTCAAACCATCCGTGCATCGCCTTCGTGGAAAGATCATGCGGGTTGAACGGGGCACATGGAACGCGGGCCAGATGGCTCCGCTTACCATTACCGTCCGGCTCGATTTCTACGCAGAGGATCTGGACGGGCGCGAGCTGCACCGGATCGATGTGCCTAACATGGTTCGGATCATCAACGGGGTTGACCAGCTGGCTGATCGCCGCGCTGCGCTCGGGCTTTAAGGGGTCAGGTCTATGTCGGAAACGGACGGGCCGGACTATCCGGCGTACATCACCGAGGGGGCCGATGGCTCTCTTACTGTTGCTTTGTCTCGCGGCTTTGAAGTCGCGGGCGCAAAGGTCACCAGCCTGAAGTTGCGCGAGCCGTCGCTGGACGACCAGCTGGTGTCGCAAAAGATCGGAAGCAATGCCGAGGCCGAGGTGGCGCTGATTGCCAATCTCGCCGAGATGTCTCCGGAGGAGCTGCGCGGCGTGAAGATGCGCGATTTCCTGCGGCTGCAGGAGGCGCTTGGTTTTTTTTACGGTTGAGGCTGGAGCCGGACATGATCCGCGCGGGGGTCTTGGCT